CCAACGGGCATTGTCGGCAAGCCACAGGAATGGTTCATGTTCAGCAACGACAACGAGCTGCTTTTCAAGTAAAAGCAGAACATGATGGGCGAGCTGCTTCCGCCGAAAAAGTTCCTTATTCCAAGACATAATTCGAGCTATGTAAATCCATACGGCGAGGCGCTCTTGAGCCTCTGCTTCTGGCCGGTTACTTTTAAAAAGGGCGGTATCAAGTTCTGGGTGATGTTCACCGAAAAATACGGAATGCCTTTTATAATTGCGAAGGAGCCTCGCGGCACGGCTCCGGAGGACACGGACAAAACTTTAGCCATGCTTGAAAATATGGTTCAGGACGCCATAGCAGTGATTCCAGACGATTGCGAATTGGAGTTCGAAAGTTTCGGAACGAAAGAAGCGTCCACCAATATATACAAAGATCTCATAAGCGTCATGGAAGCTGATATTTCAAAATCTATCGTAGGTCAGACGCTGACCACGCAGCAGGGTGAAGTGGGTTCACAAGCGCTCGGCAAGGTCCATATGGAAGTCCGCGAGGATCTTGTTGCATCCGACGTGAAAATCGTAGAAGCCACTATTAATCAGTTAATCTCGTTGATATTCGAGCTCAACTGGGGCTCCGGCCAGCGGCCGGTATTTTCTATGTGGCGTAAGAAAGGAGTGGACGACGTCCTGGCGAAGCGTGACGAGACGCTAACGAAAACCGGCGTCAAATTCAAGAAATCATACTTCGTGAAGAACTATGGCCTCGAAGAAGAAGATTTCGAGGTCGGCGATCCGCCGGCCGCAGCCGGCCGGCAACAAAACTCCGGCACGGCGCCGGAGTTTGCCGAGGGCACTCAAAGCCCTTTTCCTGATCAAAAGGCCATCGACGATATCGAGATAAGCCCGGAACGTCTCCAGGATCTGGCCGAAGGAATACTGAAGCCTATTATCGGGCTTATTCAAAGCGGAAAAGATTATATCGAAGTTGCTGAAAAGCTCGCGGATACTTTCCCGGAACTGGATACCGGGGCACTTGAAAATATTTTGCAACGCGCTATTTTTGTATCAGAATTGTGGGGCCGTTTGAATGCCGAAAAAGACTGAGAAAGTAAACCTGAATTTTGCAATCGGGCTGCCGCCCGAAAAGGCAATTGAATATTTCAATTCCAAAGGTTATACGTTCTCCTGGGACTGGACCGATACCTGGAAAGAAGCCCATGCAAAAGCCTTCACAGTCGCGAAGGTAATGCGTATGGACATTCTTCAGGACATTCGCGGGGCGATGCAGAAAGCGATCGAACAAGGTAAGACCTTTAAAAACTTTCAGGACGAGCTCGAACCGATTCTGAAGACAAAGGGCTGGTGGGGAAAGGTCAACATAGGCGATGATAAAAGCGGAAAACTGGTCCAGCTGGGTTCGCCTTGGCGTCTTAAAACCATATACCAGACAAATCTTCAAACAGCCTATATGGCTGGCCGTTATAAAGGTATGAGAGAGATGGCGGCCGTGCGTCCCTATTGGCAATATGTCGCCGTCCTGGATTCTAAAACGCGGCCGTTTCATAGGGCAATCAACGGGCGGGTTTATAAATTCGACGATCCTTTCTGGGACAAGAACTATCCACCGAACGGCTTTCGCTGCCGATGCCGGGTACGCGCCCTTTCTGAAAAAAACATGAAGGACCGAGGCCTTTCGATATCGCCTTCGAACGCGGTGCCAAATATAACGGATGCCGGCTGGGATTATAATCCAGGTAAAGCAGCCTTCGAGCCGGATTTGAAAAAATACGACGGTGATATTGCGTTGTGGTACAACAAGGTAAAATACAAACCGGTCGAGGAAATTTCAAAGGTACCGGCACGTCCCGAGCCTTCTAAACAGCTGGAGCCTGTAGTGCCTAAAGGATACGCCCGGCAAATAAACGTGAAGACGGAAGACGATGTAAAGACGGTCGTGAATGCTTTCGCTAAGGATCATAAAGACCTTTTCGAAAGAGGATATAAAGAAGTCATTTTCGATAAAGGCAGATATTTAATGGCAACGGATTGTCAGGGCCGGATCTATATTTCATCTAAGAACTCCATACTCGGCGGCTTCGTGCCGTCGAAAGATATGAAGTCCGCGATGCAGAAAATAAGCCGGGGCCAGAAGCTCACTTTCAACGAGGAATATTCCCTCGAATCCCTCTGGCACGAGATAATGCACAATCGCGTCAAAAAATACGTTCGTATCGCCAAAGGTACGGTGCGTCAGATATCAATGGAAACCTTGAATCAGTACGTTTCAAGGCAGACATATCCAGAATTCGTGAAGAAACTTGGCGGGCAAGCCATGCATCAAGCCGATATAATCGAGAAAGGCTACGGATATAGCTCTTATGTTACAAATTTTCGCACGCTGCTGAAAAGGGCCGGCGTAGATGAAGCGAAGGAAATTGCTAAATTCCAGGAAATTCTTCTGGACGATTATGCGACAATTCATGAAAATCTGGCCGCGCACATCTCGAAGACAAGCGGAAAAAGCCTGACTTCAATTAAGGCTGGCCTGAATAACTTAAAAGCATCGTGCAATTCTTTTGAAAAGGAAATGGACAGGCTGGGATTTTAAACGAGATCGCAGTATGAAACATCGTGCTTATACTGAAGGTTTTGAATTTGACTGAGATGTTTCTCGGCGACCGCAACATTGCCGCGCAAAGAAAAAAGGCGGTACAGATCAGCATTGGCCGAATCAGTATCCATAACGCCTTTATAGACCTCGGCAGGCTGTTCAATGCCGAGATCGAGAAGTTCTGATTTAGTTGGTGCGAAATCAAAAATTGTTTTCATATTATCACCAAATTTAGTATAGCAAAAAAACGCTAAAATGTCAAATTATATCGGAGTAAGATATGGCTGAAACTATACAAATTGAAGTTGACGTGTCAAAGCTACGTAAAATGTTTAACAGTTTGGTCAAATAAATAAAGGACCTCAAGCCGGTAATGGAAGAAATCGCCGGCGTGATGATGGACGCCACCGAGCAAAACTTCGAGGAAGAAGGCCGGCCTGAAAAATGGGTAGAGCTCGCGGATGATACCATAGAGGAACGCACTGAAGAAGGAACCTGGCCCGGAAAGGTACTCCAACGCAGCGGGCAACTTGCCGCATCCGTGACATGGCTCGCAACAAGCAATCAGGCTGTTGTCGGTACAAATAAAATTTACGCCGCGATCCACCAGTTCGGCGGAGAAGCCGGCAGGAAGCCCGCTCGCGTTCAAATACCAGGCCGTCCTTTCCTCGGCCTGACCGAAAATGACCTTAAGGAAATCGAGGAGATTTTGAAACGGTATATCGATAATATACCGAAATAAAAACAAGGAGTGATCTATATGATCAAAAGGAATCTAGTTCTTGTCCTGGCAATCTTTATCATGGCGTTTGTCGCATTGGAGGTGAAAGCGGAGGTTTTTAAAACTACCGACCAGGTATTGAATGCGGCGTATTCATCTACGGCGAAAGCGCTAAAAACTACCCCGGCCGGCGCTCCAACCACGGTATTCAAAAGGACGACAGTCGGTCCTAACACTGATTCAGACACGGCGCTCACGTTTGGCGCGCCGGTAAACCAATGGCTTTTTACGAACTGTAACGATACATGCCCGGTTTTTATCGGTTTCGATAGCGCAGCATCGACAGAAATAGGTTTGAAAGTTTTACCTAAAACCTCAATCACTCTTAACTCTAAAGTGACTACAATACACGCTATCGCCGCCGACACCTCAGAAATCGAGGCCATCGGCGCTTACTGAAGTCCTTTTAACACAATAAAATTAATGTGATATAAAACAAAAAAAGCCCCGGCATTGGCCGGGGCTTTCGTCATAATTTCTATCCTTCTTCAAATAAATTCGAAGTATTATCACGGATTTTACCTCTAGGATCTTCAGCGGTTGATGTACGAATGATAAATGCTTCGGACACTTTCAGCAGCAAAGCAAGTTTTTTAGCATTGGTGCCGTTGTAGTATTTTTGAATATAGATTTTTTTGGCTCTCACGAGCGGCTTTGTCGAAACATAAAGCATCAGGGACGGGAATTTATCCCACAGTTTTTTTAAAACTTCAAGACCACACTCCTGATAAATCAGTTCGGAATCTTTATCGAGTATTTCCTCAATTTTGACATCTTTTAAGACATCATCTAACCATTCCATACGTTCACCAGCCTTTTTAATTTTATGGCCTCCTCAGTTGTGGCCTGACCACAAGACGACGGCGAGCGCGTTCGCGAACCTGTTTCGCCTTACGCTACTATTCGTGCCTCCGCGCCGGCCGCCGTTTCGGCCTATGTTTTTCGTTCGGCCTCTTTCTTTTTGTCTATGGGGTAATTGATTTTTTCGGCGATAGCATATTCGTCTTTTCCCCACACTTCGAGAGGTGTTTTATCGAGATAAGACTTAAGTTCATCGACCATTTGCAGAAATTCCCCCGTTTCAAACTGCGCCCAGAAATTCCGGCGGGGCCGCAGATCAACGAACAGGAAGACGTCGCCGGCGCCGCCCGTAACGACCTTCGTTTTCAATTACGCCGCCTCCTGTTCGCATTCAGGCGGAGCGGTTAATTTGTCTGTGTTCTCGTTTATCAGCGCGTTGATAAACTTTTCGATTTTATCGCGGTCAGACTTGATAAAGATTTCGTCGGTGTCTGTTTTAAGTTCCGCGCCTACCTTAG